AATAACAACCGCAATTACAATAACAATCTGTGCAACAGCGGCAATTCCAACAGTACCCTCACTCCAACCCGACAGTCCAGTTGTACTTTAACAGCCGACAAACGTGGGCTTATGCAGAATATTTATGAACTGGGATTTGTACTAACAGAAGTCAATCTCTACCTTGATACTCACCCCGATGACCTTGAAGCAATTGAATATTATGCACAGATTAAAGATAAATACTGCGATTATATGACACAGTACGCAGATTATTATGGACCTCTCGATAAATTACACATTTCCAACGACAATTACTGGATGTGGGTAGCAACTCCAATGCCTTGGGAAATGGAGGGCTGCTGATATGTGGAATTATGAAAAGCGACTTGAATACCCTATTAAAATAAAACAGACGAACCCTACTCTGGCGGCTATGATAATCAGTCAATATGGTGGACCATACTTCAATAAGGTATACAGTTTCCCTTCTTATTTATATAGGTATATTATCATAGTGTTTTTAAATATACAATAGCATTATATTCTTTCGATATTACGTACATCTATTGCACTTGTTACAGTATTGCCAATACCGATAACAGCTCTGTCTCCATTGACCTGGATAACATCATACTCATCATAATAAAGCGTAAATGCCTGGTCTGTATCATAATCAACATTAAGAAGCACTCTTACCTTATCACCGGCTTTTATATCAGATATGTCAGTTTCAGATTCTTCATTGCTTTCACCATCCGAACTGTCGCCTGCTGATACAATACATCCATCATTGACCCAGCCTATTCCATCGTCAATAAAATATGGGTTGGAAGCCCAGGGAATAACCCTTGTTATTCTTCCGCTATTAAATCCGGCTGATGGTGTGAGTGCAGCTTCTGATGTAGATGAGGCATATATTGCATTATATTCAACATAATCTCCTATCTCATGCTGCAGCTGCTCTGTAGTCTCATCAGCACCGGCATTATTATCTTCATCCGCATTATCATTATCTTCAACATCATCATTCCTGTGATCATACTCATTCGCTTTTGTAAGTCTGTCATAGACTTCATCATACATTATGTCATAATCTACTCTTGTGCCATCATTTAAATAGTAGTCACTAGACTCCTGCGACATAGCGAATTTATCCTCGCATATCTCACCATCATCATTCCAATGCGCTTCCCAGATGAGGGCGCCGTGTTCTATAAGCTCATCTACGTTCATATAATCGTCAAGCCAGCTATGACTTGCGTAGATACCTTTTGCTGTGATATCTGATAATGCATCAAGCCATGTAAGTGCAAGTTCCTGTGTATAATGATAATCAATGCCATGTTCTGCCTTATATCCGTCTGCATCCTCTATGTCGAGATATAATCCCATTGTTGGATTACATTTGTTATACCACTCTCTGATGTGCGCAGCTTCACTTAATGATTCATCATTGTTTCCTGCATACTGATAAATATATAATCCGTATGGGATACCTCTCTTCTCACATTCATCTATATATGTCTGTGCCATGCTATCGCACTGGCTGCACTCACTATCATCTTCGCTTAAGTCATTGCCATAGGCGCAGCGGATAATCACGTAATCAAAGTTAGCTGCAATGTAATCAAAATCAAGTTCTCCCTGGTGTCTGCTTATGTCTATTCCTTTTTTCATAGTCTTATTCCTCACTTTCTTTTTATATATTTCCGCTATGTGCGCATAAAAATAGCACACATAGCGATTACTACATGTGCTCATTAGTTAATATATGTTTTATTGTTACTTACCTCTGGTACTGCCTTGTCCTCTGCAAGCTCATCATCATCTGGCAGTTCTGATGTATATTTACTAAGAAATGTCTTAACATATAGCCACACATTTCTAACCGGCAGACCACATAAGACCATATTTTTTAATATGCTTACAATCTCATACGCTATATAAAGCAATGCAAAAAATCCGGAAATTCCTATACTATTTCCTATATGCTGTCTTATTTCCTCCGGCAGAAAACCAATTATGTTAAATCCTGTTATGTAGTCAACAAGCACAAGTAATATTATAGACAAAATCATTCCACATTTTCTTATTGCTCCATTAATTCCAAAGCAGCTATTAAAATCTCGTTCCTTAATTGCTCTTAAGATACCAAAAATTGTATCTATTATTACCGCTATTATAACAAGCTGTATCAATTTGTTATGTGCTGCTTCTACATACATATATTTTAAAGTTATCATTTCTTTTTTCCTCCTAGAATTTTATATACTCTTTAATTAATATTCACTTTAACATTAGGTGCTCTAATCATTTTCATTGTTTTTTCTCCCTGATTTTATGTTTTATAAAGCACCATAATACAGTGCAAAAAGTGTATAATTAATAGACATAACTACTTATGTAGCTATGCCTAGAATTCAAAATAATATTAATAAGCGGATGGGTTATAAATTCTATAGCTTGGATATGTTTCATTAGCCATCTTCATACCTACATAAATAGCATATGACGAAAAATCAAACACTATAACATCTCCACTTATGCTCTGTCCTATAGTAATTCCGTATTCTCTTCCACTCCAACCACCTCGAATCAAAAATACACCATCTTTGTTTTGAGATTTTATTATTTGTATTTTTTTATCAATTAAACCTTTCCAGGAGTCTGCCTTTGTATCATCAAATCCTAAGTTTATTACACCAATATTGCTATTAATTATACTTATTGCTCCTGTAACCGTTCCATTACCTATACCGCTTATACTTGTACTCCCTAACAATTTTTTATTTGCCGCAGCTGTCATTGTAACTTCATCAATTTTTGTATTAACACCCCTTAAATCCGCCTGCTTATTTATAACCCTATTAATTGTAGTAGCATTATTACTTATCGCTCCAGTTACTGTTCCATCACCTATCTTGCTTATATCTGTACTTCCAAGCAGCTTAACAATTGCTATAACATTCTTAACAGCCGTCTTAATTTTTCCAAGAGCAGATTTCAAACTCTCGCCAGCAACCAGCTCCTGAAGGCTTGTACTTGCTGTATAATCTGGCATTGCTTCCTCTACCGCTGTATCAATATCCGCTTTCATTAAGTAGTCGCTTAACTCTCCACCCAAACAGTCCCACATTCCATCCTCCGTTTTATACACATTAGTTCCCGCTGGGTACTGTATTTTTCCTCCATCTTTAAATAACTTTTCAACAGATGTAAATGCTGTACTGATGTTATACATCGCACCAGTTTCAACACTGCTTATATTC